AAGTCGAAAACGAAGAAGTAAAGAAGCAGATTCAAAACAAAGAAGTTCTTGGTTTCTCAATCGAAGGAAACTTTATTGCAGAGAAAGAAATGTATTTGAGTAAGCACGAAGAATTTGCAGCACTTCTTGATGAAATAAACGAACTTCTAAAAGAAGAATAAGATGAACATCGAAGCAGGTGGTTTCTTTAAGTTGGAATTGTTCAACGATGACGCTAACCTGTTTCTCAATGCACTCACGAAGATTACCAACGAGGGCGGTAAAATGGGGTTTAAGACGTATGGATTGAACGAAGACGAGTTGAAGATACTGAATACTATTCTTGACAATTTGGCATAAAAAAAACGGGGGTAATCACTCCCCCGTCTAAACCAAAAATCAAAATTGTAACCTATGAAAAGTTCAATTACGAAACAAATCTACGAAGTTTTATATATACTCATCAAACAAACAATTAACAGAATTATGAATTTACGAGAAAAAGTAAACGCTCTATTCGCAAAACACAAAGTTTCTCTCTCTGCTGAAGAAGTAGTTGAGGTGAAGCAAATGGTTGAAGCGATTTTAGAGGACGGGACAAGCATCTACACAGACAGCGACGTTTGGGCAGCAGGTGTTCGTGTATTCGGTAAAGACGCAGAAGGCAACGAGGTTGTTTTGGCGGACGGAGAATACAAGACAGCAGAAGGCATCACAGTTGTTGTTGCAGGTGGTCTTGTGACTGAATTGAAACCAATGGAAGAAGAACCAGCGGTTGAAGTAACAGTTGAAGAAGAAGAACAATCTTCTGAAGTTGTTGCTGAAGAATCACTAAGCGCAGAGGTTGAAGGACTTTTGTCGTTAGTTGCAAAGTTGGAAAGCGAACTTGCTGACATCAAGAAAGCAAACGCAGAACTTTCAAGCGAAGTAACAAAATTAAGCGCACAGCCTGCTGCGACTTCTATCAAAGAAGTAAAACAGGCAAAACAAACACCTTCAAAGCCTTATTCTAAAATGAGTGCTGAAGAACGTTTCGTATTTCACTTAAACAAATAAAAAAACAAACAATAAAAAATGGCTACTACATTATCACCAAACCCTATCAGCTCAACATTCGCTGGTACTGCGGCTGCAGGATATATCCGCGCTGCATTTTTGAGTAACGAGTCTTTGGCTGCAGTTACTTTCAAAGAAAACATCGACTACAAACAAGTTGTTCGTCGTCTTGTTGACAACATCACTTTCGAAGCACCTACTTGTGACTTCACTCCACTTGGAACTGTTGCATTAAGCGAGCGTGTTTTGACTTTAGAAAAATTCCAAGTACAGAGAAATTTGTGTAAAAATGATTTCTTAAAAGATTGGGAATCGCGTTCAGAGCAAAACAACGAACTTCATGCTTCATTGACTGACGCTATCATTGCAAACGTAATGGCAGGTATTGCTGCTAACAACGAGCGTGTAATGTGGCAAGGTGTGAACGCAACAACAGGTGAGTACGCAGGTTTCGAGACATTGTTCTTGGCTGACTCTGCTGTTCTTGACGTTGCTACTCCAGAAGCAATTACTTCTGCGAATGTTATCGAAGAAATGGCTCGTCTTGTATTGACACTTCCAACACGCGTTCGTCGCGCTACTGAGAAGCCTGTAATCGCAGTATCTTCTAACGTTGCTGAGGCTTACAGAACTGCAATCTTAGGTCTTGGTGGTGGTTCTTACCTTTACCAAGGTGAGACTGTTAAGATGACTTGGCAGGGACAATACGACATCATCGAGTGTCCTGGTATGTCTGACGACACAATGGCTATGTACCAAAAGTCTAACTTGTGGTTTGGTACTAACTTACTTGACCAATGGAACAACGTAGCAGTTTTGGATATGTATCAATATGACCTTTCACAAAACGTTCGTTTCTCTGCTCAGTTCTTCGCAGGTGTACAATACGGCTTCGGTGACGAAATCGCGTTCTACCAATACACTGCATAATCTCAACCATTCTAACCCTTGCATAACAGAGGCGGTGGCATAAAACCCACCCCTCTTTTGTGCTAATAAAAACATACAAATATGGCTTGTGAATTAAGTATAGGATTTACCCTCGATTGCAAATCAGGAATCGGTGGTATCAAACAAATTGTTTTGGTTGACAAAACAAACGTAACTTCATTTACTTTGGATGCAAGTGAAGTTGTTACTGCAATCAATGGCGCAGTTTTAGGAGATTTGTTTACTTACGAACTACCTACTCAAACAGGATCGTTCGAAGAAACAATTAACTTCAACCGCGACAACGGAACAGTATTTTACACGCAGACAGTTAACGTTATGTTGCAGAAATTAAGCGCAGAAAAGCGTTTTGAATTGCAATCAGTTGCACAAGCACGCGTTATTGTTTTCGTTGAAGATACTAATGGAAATTGGTGGGCGGTTGGTTATGAGTACGGAGCAGACCTTTCTACTGCAACAGCAGCAACAGGTACGGTTTTGGGTGACGCAAATGGTTTTACACTCGCGTTCACTCACGAAGCTGCAAAGCGCGCTTACAAATTGAACCTTGCTCCTTCTGAACTTCTTGACTAATCAAAAAACTTTTACACATAGAGGAGCAACGCGCTCCTCTGTGCTGTAATTTTAACGTAAAGGAAAAGGGGAATGGTATACCTAAACACAAATACAGCGAATCAATACGCGTGGCTTTCACTCGATGAAGGTCGTGCCTATTTCAATGTTGCCTTTACACATTATTTGCTTGTCTTAACTTACGAAATGACAGGTGAACAATTAGCGCAAGTAGTAACCGTGATAAACGAGAACGAACGCGTGACAAAAATAAGACTAACAACAGTTGGTTTGACCGATGCAGGACGTTATCACTACGAAGTGTACGGACAAAACAGCTCAACGAATATAGACCCTACCAATGCTTCCGTCGTTGGATTGGTTGAAAAGGGTTTAATGATTTTACAAGACGGAACAATTTACTTTGACGTTTCAACACCGACAATTCCTGTCGATGTAATTTATACAGGTGCATAATATGAGCAACATTCAAGCAATAAACTTATCGGCTTATCAACCTGTTGAAGCGGTTGAAAAAGAAAACAGAAGCGGTTGGATTGATTATGGTTCTAATAATTTATACCCAAGTTATTTACTGAACCTCTTTCACAATTCACCAATTCACAACGCGTTAGTTAATTCTATCGCGTATATGATTGAAGGAAAAGGAACAGGAACTATTCTGGACAACGCATTGCAAGGTATCGCCTTCGACTTAAAGTTACAAGGCGCATTTGTTGCCGAAGTAATTTGGTCAATGGACTTCACACGCGTTGTACAAATCAACCACTTGCCTTTTGAGAATTGTCGTTTAGCTTACGACAAAGAAGAAGATGATATTACAGGAATTTTCTATTCTAAAGATTGGGCGAATACGCGTTCAAAACGTGGTAAACCCGAATTTATTCCTGCGTTCAATCCTTCAATCGCACAAGAACAACCAAGACAAGTTATTTATGCTCACGGAATGAGTGCGGGAAGTGTTTACTATCCTAAACCCGACTATTTCGGAGCGTTGAATTATATCGAGTTGTCTTATCAAATGGGATTGTACCACGTTAATAATATCTTAAATGGGTTATTTCCTTCATTCATTATTAACTTCTTGAATGGCATACCACAAAAAGAAGAACGTGAAAGTATTCGTCGTGAATGGGAAACACGTTTGAGCGGTGCAAGTAACGCGGGAAAGTTCTTAATGACTTTCAACGAAGATCCTGCACGCGCTCCACAAATCGAAGCGTTCCCTCTTTCAGACGCGGACAAGCAATATCAATTTTTATCAGAAGAAACAGCGAAGCAAATTATGGTAGGACACCGCGTTGTTTCACCATTGATTCACGGAATTAGAGATACAACAGGATTCGGTTCTAATAAAGACGAAATGTTGGTTGGTTTGGAGATATTCAACAACCAAGTTATTAAGCCTTACCAAAGAATCATTGAAAGAGTTTTCACTCCAATTTTAGGAGAGATAAACATTGAGATGAACTCGCCATTCGACGAAGAAGTTGTAGTTGTTGAACCAACGGTGCAAACTGCTGAATTAAAAAAAAAAGTAGTTGCGGATGCTGAGAATGATTTCAGCGACGAACAAGGAAAAGAGTGGATTGATGTACTAAAAGAAAAAGCGGAATACATCGATTTAGACGAATGGCAGTTGGTAAGTGAAGAAGACGTTACCGATCCAGACAACGAAATGAACTACACAAGCGAGTTCTTTGCAAAGCGTAACAAGATGCCGACAATGAGCGACGCTCAAGGCGAGAAAGAATCTAAGTGGGGAGATAAAGGACTTTATAAATTACGCTATGCCTATTCACAAAACATAAGCGAAAATAGTCGTGAGTTCTGCAAAGAAATGGTTCAAATGTCGCAGTTAGGCGCAATCTTTCGTTATGAAGATATTGAA